CAAACAATAAAATTGGGCAAAAAAGATGAAATACCAACGACAAACAAACCAATCAAAGTAGTCAGTAATGAACAACAAAGCGCACACCGAGTAGATTTCTCACAATCAAGAAAACTTCTCGCATTCACACACAAATAAGCGGCTTTAACAAAAGCATTCTCGCAAAAATAGTGGGGAATCAGGCCTAAACAATAATCCATGAAATAACCCATGAATTCAAATTGCGAAGATATATAATCAAAAGAATCTTCTAGACTTGCCTGTTGTTCTGTAACACAACTACAAACACCGGCTCCTAAGTGACAAGTTTCACAATATTGACGAGAGTCAATAAGGGATCCTTGTTTAGCAATAAGAGAACGCTGATTGTCAAAATGGGCTTTACACATTGTGGTAGCAATGCGCAAAGTTTGGAGAATAGAATATTTCTTCTCAACTAAGGTTCCATCATAAGGACGCAAACCATGAGACGCAGTGGCGTGAGGCTTATATAGAATAAGATCCCACACGTCATTGACTAGAGATGTCTCGTGAGAAAAATAATTGGTAGCCTTTTTAGAATCAAGACGACCATCTTCCATTTGGAAATCAGGTTTGACTTGCACTTTGATATGCAAATCAGCACGGCGAACAACGGAAAAGGGGCAAACAGAACCCATTTTTCCATGGTTCATAAGAGGTACATTGCTAGTAATGATAAAAACGCGAGGTCGGATTTCAATTTTTCCTTTCTCGTGAAGATCAGCCTTATTTGCATAAGTGATCATATTATTATTAATATCAATCATCCTCTCAGTTGGCGACTTATCTAAAAATTCTGCTTTGGTATTTCCCATATCATCAAAAAAGATACCTTCTGTATCACCTTTCAATGAAGAATCAAACTTATCGGACTCTTTGAGAATAGCAGTTTTTGCGGGATCAGGATTTGCACCTGAAGCCTTTAGACAATCGGCCATGAGAATTTGAGAAACAGCGGATTTACCAACTCCAGAATCACCGAAGATATAAACGGTAAAGGGAGCATATCGCATGGATCCGTTAATACGTTTTGCTTGGTAAGCAGCACGATTACGGCGTAAATTTTCCATACGTTTCTCTAAAACTCCTTGCTGCCACGTACCACGGGCAGACTTATGCGCTACATCAGCCAA